CAGAACAGCAGATCTCGCCCAATGACCTGTGGAATGAAACTGCTGCCGCCGCCCGGAAAATCGGGGCGAACCTGTACTACATGGGCCACGGCGGGCTGGTGACCCCCACTGGGAAACTCACCGGCGAGGACTTCAAAGCCCGGAATGCGGAAATCTTCGCCGCCCTGCCGGTAGCGGTGCAGCGCTGGGCTGGCTCCCCGGCAGACTTGTCGGAGATTTTCAGCAGCCGCAGCAGCGCAGACCTGTTGCAGTTCGTCAAGCCGGGCTTTGTCCGGGCGGTGTCTGAGGCTCCAGTCGAGAGCTTGCAGCCTCCGGCTCTGCCCGGCGGGGTAGCTCCGGCACAGATTGGAGGTGGTGAAATTGAGAAGAAAGCGTAATCACGGAGCGTTGCTCTGCCTGTCCGGTGTGCTGGCGGGCTGCATTGTGACCAGCGCCGTCTGCGGGCAGCGGGTGGACGAGCTGACCATGGAGCGTGACATCTACTCCTATCGTTACAAAAACTGGGAACAGACGGCCAGCGAGCGGGAAGAAACAATTGACCAGCTCCAAACCGAGCTGGACAAGCTCACCGCAGAACTGGCGGCACACAACGACCTGTCCCTTACATACATCGGTGCGTTCAGCTGCACGGCCTATTGTGCAGAGGAGTATCCCCACATCTGTGGCGAGGGGCACGGCATCACATCTAGCGGCGCAAAGGTGCAGCCGGGCGTGACCGTAGCTGCCGACACCAGCGTTCTGCCCTACGGCACGGTGGTCTATATCGAGGGCGTGGGCCTCCGGGTCGTTCAGGACACTGGGGGCGCGGTAAAAGGTAACAAGCTGGATGTGGCGGTAAACACCCATGCAGAGGCTCTAAGCTGGTCTGGCTGGGGTTCCCGCCGGGTCTGGATTATTTCAGGAGGTGTTGAACCGTGAAAAAGCCGTTTGAGACCGAAATGGACGACACCAGACAGGCGGTCGGACAAATCGTGGGTTTGTGCACCACCATTGCGCTGCATCAGGAGTTCGGTGTTGGCAAGACCAGACTGGAGCGCATTAAAGCTAGAATTGACGAGTTGGAGAACCAGAACACCGAAGTCATTATGACCCCGGATGCCTACGGCAGACCCTCCAAGGACAAGGCCGAGGCCATCCGGGAAAGCTGGCTGGCTGGATACGTTTCTTCCGACTACCGAATCCCGATGGTGAGATTGCCTCGTGGACGCAAAGAGCAGCAGTACCGCATTGCTGGCGACAGGGCTGCCAAAATTGCTTGGCAGGTTTACGCCAAGGCGGTTATTGATGTGCTGCACTATGGCCCAGACCGCTTGGAACGGCTGCGCAAGGAGAGCCGTGCCAACTATGAGCAGCTGAACAAGTGGGGGCATGAGGATGGCATGGACGTTGCGATGGAAAAGCTGCGCCGCTGTGCTGCGGAGGCCATGCAAGCCCCGGAACTGGAAGTTTCTGATATTGATGGCAGCAAGGATGCTGCGGAAGTGGACAAGGAGTTCCGCAAGCAGCAGCTGAATTTCATCAAGCGCGTCCGGGCGCAGACCTTGGGGCGTATCGGCGTGACTTCGCAGCCGGTCAATGTGCTGGCCCATCAGAATGTTCAGGATAAAATCCAACTGGTCATGCAGCAGGTTTCTGAACAGTCCTTTGAGCGCAGGAGGGTACGCTGATGGCGATGAACGACTACGGCGAAAAGCTGGACAGCAACGGCTATGCGCCCAGCATCCTGCACGATAAGCCGACCTGCCTGATTTGCGGCCGCTTTGGAGTGGCCCGGCATGAGGTCTACTTCGGGCCGTATCGGGACAAGAGCAAGCAGCTTGGGCTGTGGGTAGCACTCTGTCCGTGGTGCCATCAAAACGGCAACACGGCGGTTCACACCAACCGGGCGGCGGATCTTCGCCTGAAAAAGTGGGCACAGAAAAAGGCTATGGAATACTACGGCTGGCCGGAGGCGCGGTTCATCCAAGAGTTCGGGAGGTCCTACTTATGAGCGAAAATTGCCCGATTATCGCCATCGACCCCGGCAACACGCAGTCTGGCTACTGCGTAATTGACCAGCGCACCCTGCGCCCGCTGGAATTCGGCAAGATTGATAACGCCGAACTTATGCAGAAGCTGGCCTCTGCTACGGAGCAGGGCTGGCGGTGGGCCGTCATCGAAATGGTGGCCTCCTATGGGATGCCAGTTGGCCGGGAGGTGTTCGATACCGTCCTCTGGATTGGCCGCTTCTACCAAGCTCTGAACGCTCGCTGCCCGGTGCGGCTTCTGTGCCGTATCGAGGAAAAGCGGCATATCTGCCACAATACCCGCGCCAATGATGCCGCTATCCGGCGGGCACTCATTGACCGCTTTGCAGACCATGACCTCAAAAACGGTCGTGGCACAAAGAAAGCCCCAGACTTCTTTTATGGCTTCAAATCCGATATCTGGGCCGCATACGCCGTCGGTCTGACAGCCATTGAGAACCGGGAGAACGATTATAATTTTTCATCGAATAATTGAGAGGAGTACATACCATGGATAACTACGAAAACGAAGCTTCCAAGTTCGCCGCTCAGCGCAACAAGCTGAAGAATATCTGCGAGGCCCACGACCTGACCTACACCTTCATCAAGAACGCTTATCCCATCAAGCTGATTATCCGCCCGGTCGGCGGCGTTGGGGAACAGATGTCCATGCTGGAGGCCGCAAGCGAGGACAGCTACATCTCCCCGGATGCCTACCTGTTGTTCACGATGAAGGATGGCGCTCTGGTCTACCGCATGAGCAAGACGTTCACCATCGAGGATGCCCTGTTCGGCAAAATCAAGAACATCTTCAAGAATATGCACTCCTATTACCTCCAGTTCTTCTTCCGGGATCTCATTGAAAGTGGTCGGCTGACGGCCATCGGTGCCAAGATGCCGGACATCCCGGAGCCTGCCGGGGAGAACACCCCTCCCGTGGTTCAGCCGCCGCAGGAAACGGCAGAAGAGGAGCCCGGCGATGAAGCCAAGGTGCTGGCGCTCATTGATACCAGCGGAGTGACGCAGCCCTATGTGGCGGACAAACTGAATATCAACCTCAGCGCGGCCACGGAGCTGCTGGATAAGCTGGAAAGTAAAGACCTGATCGACTTCTACGATGGTCGTTACTACCTCCACAAGACGGAGGAATAACTAATGGCAAAGGCAGCAGTAACGCGCAGCATCCGCGACGACCATCAGAAGAACTTCCTCAAAATCTTCAACGGGCTGACAGGAAAGCATAGCCGCTGGGAGATTTGGGAGGACTTCGTCACCCTGACGGCCATCGAGATTTCAAACAGCACGGATAAGGTGAATGCCCCGGAGCGCACCAAGATGTACCAGACCATCATTTCCAAATACTCCGCCAAGGAGCGGGACGGTATGGCCGAAATGCTGGCCGAGGTGGTCATGGGCATGGAGCAGAACCCCGACCAAGATTTCCTTGGTTCCCTGTACATGATGTGTGAGCTGGGCAATGACCACGCCGGGCAGTTCTTCACACCCTACGATGTGTGCCGCTGCATGGCCGAGATCACGTTTGACCCGAAGCTGCACCCAGACATGGAGGGCTTTATCTCGGTATCTGACCCGGCCTGTGGAGCTGGTGCCACGCTGCTTGCCTTTTTGAACGTCTGCAAAAGACGGAATATCTGCTACCACAACAAAGTCCTTGTCATAGCCCAAGACATTGACTTCATCGTTGGGCTGATGTGCTACATCCAGTGCAGCTTCATGGGCTGCGCTGGATATGTAGTCATCGGTGACACACTCGTGAATCCGGCAACGGCCTACGACAGCCGCGGATTGCTGCCCGCAGGGCCACAAAATCGTATCTGGTATATGCCGCTCTTCTCAACCGACGTGTGGTATATGCGCCGCCAGATAGCGCAGATGAACCTACTGTTTGAACCGAAAGTCGAACCAGTAGAAATCGAAAAAGCAGATACTAAGCCCGCAAATTTGCAAAAATCTATCAAATCAGCACCCAAAGAGCCTGAAAAACAGGACTTTAAGGAAACCAGAAACGGACAACTCACATTTTTCTAACTCGAATTGAGAAAGGAGTAATCACTATGGCAGATATCACTTATATCCCTATCCGGCAGTTGCATCCGCACCCGGACAATCCCCGCAAGGAGCTGGGCGACCTGTCCGAGCTTGCCGCCAGCATCAAGGAAAACGGCGTATACCAGAACCTGACCGTCATTCCCGGCCACTACCTTGGCAGCAGGGAGTACATCCAGAAGTGCGTTGACGAGGGTGGCGACGCTTCGGCAGCAGCGGCCGCATGGACACCCAAGGCCCTGTGGTCCAGCGAGGAATACACCATTATCATCGGGCATCGCCGGGCAGCAGCAGCGCAGCAGGCGGGGCTTTATGAACTGCCCTGCGCCATTGTGGAGATGGACGAGCGCGAGCAGATGCAGACCATGATGATCGAGAATATGCAACGTTCCGACCTCACTGTCTACGAACAGGCTCAGGGCTTCCAGATGATGATGGACTTTGGGCAGACCGTGGAGCAGATTTCCGACAAGTCCGGCTTCTCCCAGTCCACCGTTCGGCGGCGCATCAAGCTGCTGGAGCTGAACCACGACAGCTTCAAGAAAGCCGAAAAGCGCGGCGCCACCCTGTCTGACTTCGCTCAGTTGGACAAAATCGAAGATTTGGATGTCCGTAATGAGGTTTTGGAAACCATCGGCACCCAGAACTTCAATCGAGCTATGCAGGATGCCCTGAACAAGCAGAAGTGGAACCACTACCGGGATGACCGCGTGAAAGAGCTGTTGACCTTTGCGACTGAAGTTACCGACACCAGCAGCGGAGAGTATTCTTATGTGACTTGCTGGTCCAGTTGGAATATGAGCTCAGAATCTACCGTTTCTGTGCCGGATGACGCTGATAAGGTGGAATATGTGTTCAAAATTACTTCCAGTGATGTCAGCCTGTACAAAAAGCGGGATAAGGCAGCTGAAGATGAAGATGACGCTGCGCTGGAAGCGGCGCGGGCTACCAGTCGGCTGGCCTGTGAGCAATTCACCGAAACGACTAAACTCATGTACGAGCTGCGCCGGGATTTCGTGAAAGAACTGACCCCGGCAGAGTGCAAAAAACACCTTCCGGCAATTCTGGTTTATGCTATGCCACTCCTGTCTGAATATAAGTGCGCAGACGATGATGAAAACGTGCTGTCTTTGCTCGGCATCGGTCTTGATGAACAAATGCAGGAGGGCACCGAGCTGGAAGATGCGTTGAGGATGTTCAACGCATACAGCACCGAGCCGGAAAAAGTTCTGCTGGTAATGGCTTTTGATGCAGTAGATGATGAGCGAGAGGGCTATTGGGAAACTTCGTGGGATTATAAGACGCGCACAAACGATTATATCCATGGCGATAACGAAAATCTTGACCGCACTTATGAACTTTTGACCACCCTCGGCTATGAAATGGCCGATGACGAAAAGGCTCTGCAGGATGGCACCCACCAGCTTTTTGCGGTGTATGGTCCTAGCAGCAGAATCAATACTGTCTGCGACCAGTGTAAGACTGCCCATCCTGAATGCGATAAGTGCTGCAAGACTTGTGGCGACCACTGCAATGTGTTCCAGCTGTGCAGAGGGGAGGATGCAGAGGATGTCTGATCCGAAAGAGTACGCCGACCGTCTGAAATTTGAAATTGAGGCTGCCGACTTCCTGACGACCGAAGACCGGGAGATGGTTTTTGACCTTATCGAAAAAGTGCTGGGTGAGGACTGACCCGCAGAAAGGAATTACCCATGAGAAAAAAGAATAACCGCAAGCCGGTGTCTGGCGCCAAAGGACTGCTCCGGCTGCGGTGCAAGTGCTGCGGCAGGGAATTCGGCACGTTCCTGCATATCCCGCAGGTGAGCATTGGATGCCATTGCGGCGCGACCATCAGCTTGGAAGGGCTGCGCACATACGAGTTTGACTGCGAATGCTGCGGGGTACATACCTATGGCCTCACCAATATGGAAGATGCAGATCTGACAATCCCTTGCCGCTGCGGCAACCCGGTCACGATGCGCTGGGACCCTTCCACGCGCCGGTATAAGGAATGAGGTGACAGATATGTGGCAGATTTTCACGGTCATCGGGCTGGCGGTCGGGCTGTTCATGTGGGGACTGTGCGCAGTTTCCAGCAACACCAGCCGCAAGGAAGAAAAAACTGACAGGGGAGGACAAAACGATGAATGAAGAAGCCATCAACGTGAACCTTTACGGCAGCGGTTCAAAGGACTGCCGTCTGCGGGCAGAGTATATTTTCTGCGACCGGGCGAATGAATGCTCTGCATACAAACAAGGAACCTGCTTTGCTGTGGCGGTGCCCTTTTCGAGGCATTGTATGGTCGGGAGCGTGAGCCGGGTTGACGGAGGCACGAAGCGTTCCAAGATGTACAACAAGGTTTGGGAAGCAGCAAAAGCACACCCGAATTACTCTGTCCTGAATTTTCCCTTTAATGAAAAACTCGTCAGAATCGGGAATGACGCGCTTGTTGTGCTGCGGTATATCAGCCTGAAGCTCAACGAAAACGGAAAGCTGATTGACGACGGCCTCAGTTTCGGGATGAGAGAGATGACCTATATCCCGGAGAAGTATTTCACGGCAGAAAACATCTTGACAATCTGCAATGCGCATCCCCATACGCTTTTTGGATATGGCGAAGTTGGAGAATATCAGGCTGATGAAATTCCGTTCTTTCTTCTGCGGCTCCGCGCCCTATTCCCGGAACTGTACGCAGCGGTGGTTGAAGCTGACCCTAAGCAGGGCGAAAAGACCCCGAACTTTATTGGAAAGCGAGCGAAGCTGCTCACGCTCAAAACGAACTGTGAGTATCGCTCCAAGGACTACGGGACATTCTTCTTTGATGGCAAGTATGCCATTTTCGACGATTACCGCACATCGTTCAGGCCTTTCGACGGCGGAAAAATGACCGCCAAAATTGAGGTTACCGAGGATTCCGTCATAGAAATCAGCGACAATGCACAAGTAACGAAAGATACGATCCTTGTATAAGGAAGCGACATCAATTTGTATAAAAATGAACTGTTTGAATTGCATCCACTACATACCCCTTGACCCACCCATCCGGCGAACCGATGCCCGCGGCCAGACCTACGAAGTGCCGGGCCTGTGCAAAATCGGTGCAGACCACATAATTTGTGGCCTTCCGGTCTACAAACCTACCGCGAGTTGTGATAAAATAGCAGAAGCACCGCCGAAAGGCGGCAGCTGAAGTGCATACGGAGGTAGGTTGTGACCATTC